TTTCGTCTTTAATTTCATATACAGTAAAGAATTTTTTGGCAAAATTAGTAACAAACCAATCTACAATACGAAGTGATATTTTAGATTCGCCGTTAATTATACAGGTCATTCGCTTCAAATACTCGCGATTTTCATAAAATTTCATTAAATTTTTTAATAATAACTCATTTTGAGTATAACAATGATTATTTGCCGACAAAGACATAGAATATAGATGATGTAGGTAGTAATCATTTTTTATATTCTTTTATTCGAATTTTTGTTTTTTACGATATTTTCTCATCCATTAATTCTGTTTTATATCAAAATAAATTCCTTCGTCTTGACCCTCAGTTTTAGAACTAATCATAATATATTTATCATTTTCTTCAAAATTTTCTTCTTTATATTTGGTTATTCTTTTACAATCATAATGTTTATTTAGAGGTGCTTTTAATTTCATAATATATGGATATTCTTTCAATAAATCACACTCAAAAATATAAAATACATCATATTTGTTGTTTACACTTAATATTCTTTTAGCATCACTCCCTGTTGTAGAATAAGCGATCCACCCATGGCATTTGCTTTCAAATAATACTATATGTTTTTTTAGCATTATACTAAAATTAATAGTTCATATATTTTTATATAATTTAACCAAAATTATATAAATTAACGAGCATTTTAAACGACGAGAAAAGGTGTAAAAACAATATATATTATGCAATTATAGATGGACATAGTGGTTGGTTCAACATAATATATGTTATAAATAAATATAACATATATTCTTTATATTATTTTAATTAAATTAGTTATTTGATTAATTACTTTTAATTTGAATATGCTACGCCTGCCATACCTGACATGACTCTCAATACGTTGTAATTAACGGCATAGACACGGACCTTGGCAGTGGCAGTACCAGCAACTGTTCCTGATGAAAGAACAAGTTGAAGAACAGCGTTATCAATTCTTGAGAAGTTGCATGTTCCAGATGGTTGGTGCTCTTCTGGGCGAAGGGCGAATGAGTATACGTTGATACCTGTATCTGGGGAACGGGTGTGGTGTTGGAATGGTTGAACAACGTCGAAGTATGAACCTTCACGCTCAGAGAATCTGTCTTGGCCGTTAAGTTGAAGCTTAGCGGTGACAACTGGGTTCTCACCCCAACAGTGCATGTCAAGGGCGGTTTCAGCAAGGACGAATGTTCCGGCATCAGAGACAGATGATCCACTTCCAGTAGCATCAGTGAAACCAGCATATTTGTTGCCGGAAGTCCATTGACCAGCAGCATTAACGTTGGTTGAGGCAGCATCAATAGCACCAGCCATTTGGAAAAGACCAGATGCGGTGACAAAGTTATTTGGGCCATTGGTCTCAAGTGGACCACCGAAAGCATGGATGGCGTTTGGAAGAGCATCGATGGCATCAGTGTAGTTGAATGGTTGGGCACCAAGAGTCTTGTAAAGGACGGTGTTTGAGGTTAAAGATGAGCAGTAATCGACGTTGGCATCAGGTTGAACAACCCAGATTAACTCCTTGCAAGGATGGTTGAAGTTAAGCTTGATTTTGTTAGATGAGGAACCGACTGATTCATCACCAGTGAATTGAAGTTGTTCGAATAAGTATTCGTGTGGGTTTTGTGCCATCTTTCTACGTTCATCAGTATCAAGGAAGATATAGTCAACGTAAAGGGAAGCAGCAACAAGGGATTGTTGGTATGGGGTGATTGATGAAACATTTGAGCCATCAGTTGAGGTTAGGGATTTAACAGCCCATAGACATTCACCAATTGGTCTAAGATCAAGGTTGATCTTAACTTCGTGGTATTGAAGAGCAATTAATGGAAGAGCAAGACCTGGGTTTCTGCAGAACCAGAAAAGAAGAGGAATGTAAAGAGTGGTTTCTGGAAGAGCTCTGCGAGGAGCGCAGACTTGGGATGGGGTTCCTGCAGCAGCAGAAACACAAGGACCATTGATATCAGCGAAGGTTGGGTCAGTGATGTAGGTAAGTTGTGTGGTGTTACCAATCATCTTGTAATAACCTCTTTGTTGTTCACTGGTTAAAGTAACTTGGTTCCAGATGTGCATCCAATCACCGTATTGACGGTCAATTCTTTGGCCACCGATCTCAACTTCAACTTGGGCAACAAGTTGCTCACCGATGAAATCCATCCAACGAGCATATACATCACCACTACCACCGGTAACAGTTGACATAGATTGGTTGATTTCTGGAAGAGTTACTTGTAAGTAGGTTCTGTATGCAAGATCACCATTTCTGGAGATAGTGCAGGTAACTCTACGACCGAAATCGGCTTGACCAGAGAAAGTTTGCTCAATTGATTCCATAGCAAAGTTTGTGTGTCTGCGGTATGAGACCTTCCAGAAGGTGATCTCAGGAGTACCAGTAAGGAAAACGTCTTGTGCGCCGTAGGCGACTAATTGCATTAGAGCTCCACCCATTTTGTATATATAGTATACCTAAAGAAAAAAAAATCAAAAATAACACAATTAATTAAATTAATTTTATATGTTAATTTTATATGTTAATTTTATAAAATATAAAATGTCTAAATATCATTATGTAAAGATTCCAGTGCATAAAACTTAATTTACAAACCCATATTCTTTTCAATGAATTTCTCTAAATAATCTGCCATAAAAACTTCACGTCTACCTTCATGCTTTTTTGTAAAAACATATTGGTCTTCTATTTTTTTTACACTCCAACCATTATCTAAAGCATTCATTATAAATTTCATTTTTTGTTGTATTGCAGAATCTATTTTTATTATACTTGCTTTTTCCATTATACCCTAAATGAAATCTATATAGAATTCAACCAATATAAAATACAAAAAATAACTCTAAAAGTATTTTTTGCTCAAAATATATATAGAAATTATAATATACAACACATATAATCGAATAGTACTAAAAATAATAAAAATGAATCGAAAAAATGATCCAACTATCCATACAATTGACAAAAAACATAGTCAATTAATGGAGAAATTCGAACACAATGAAAATATAATAATACCAAAATTGCTCGAAGAAAAAGCAAAGCTTAAAAAAAAAGCAAAAACTCTTACAAACTCAAAAATCGAAGAATATATGGAATTGCATGATAAAATCAATGCAATCAATGATGAAATTAAAGTTCTCAAGTCTAATAAAAAACAATATTTATTAGAAAATTCTAAGCATATTTTTAATTATTTTGAAGCTAAAAAGAATATATCCAGTGGAGATACAAAAAATGTCAATGTTCTCAATTCTTTCTTTAAAATTAAAGATAAAAATGAAGATGACGATAAATCAGATAAAACTGATATTTCTAAACAATCTATTATAAACTATTGGAAAAACGTTAATAATGAAATTACCAATATTCAAGATTTTGTAATTCCAACAGATATTTGTGTGTTTTGTTCTAAGGGTGAAATGATTCCACAGGACGAAGAGGGTATAATGTTATGTAATAATCCGGCTTGTAGTAAATTCATAAATTATATAATGGATAGTTCGAAACCATCGAATAAAGAACCTCCAAATGAAGTATCTTACACTGCTTATATACGATTAAATCATTTCAAAGAAATTTTATCCCAATTTCAAGCAAAAGAAACAACGCAGATTCCCGAAAATGTAATCAATGACATTCGTAATCGTATCAAAAAAGAACGCATACAAAATTTAGCGGAAGAATTGAACTATGATAAAATGCGAGATATACTACGAAAATTAGGATACAATAAATACTTTGAGCATATTCAATATATTAATTCTATATTCGGTATTCGTCCCCCCATTATGAGCGAAGAATTGCATGAGACTTTATGTATATTGTTTATTGAAATCCAAAAACCGTGGGCAATTCATTGTCCTGCAAATCGTACCAATTTTTTTAATTATACTTATACATTATACCAATTATGCGTATTATTAGATCAAACACAATATTTGCCTTATATACCATTAATGAAGGACCGTGAAAAACAAATTGAACAAGATCATATATGGGCCAAAGTGTGCAAAGATTTAGATTGGGAATATCATCCTACAGTATAAATCGTCTATTCTAACTATTCTAACTATTCTAACTATTCTAAATAATATTATAACGAGTTGTAATATTATTATTTACGTTTGGCTCTAAATCTATAAAATTATAGACCTCTTGGGAAACCAACTAGGTTGGCGCCAATACCGAAACCTGCACCACCGCGGGCTGATGAAGCCATGGTTGGTACGAAAACGTCAAGAACTGCAAAAGTGGCAGATGCCATTAAAGCAATGATGACAACTTCCTCGACGTTAAGGGATTTCTTTGGAATAGCATAAGCAGCGATGGCTACCATGATACCCTCAACTAAGTACTTGATTGCTCTCTTGATAAGTTCACCTAAATCGAAGCTCATTGTTATATATATATTATAGTATAACAAAAAAATTTGCTAAATGTAAAAATTATTTAATTATACAAAAGTATTATTCATATAAAATATAATATATTCGTTCTAAAACACTTAAACAGTTTTTTTTTATACATGTATAATAATATTTGGAATGTCTAGTTTTGAAAGAAAAAATTTGGAGAACGGAGAAATTAATCCTAAATATATCGACTTATGTGATGAAGATCCACCGATCGCTGGTCAAAAATTTGCATGTATGTCTTTTGTTTCTCCTGAAAAAATATTAAAAAAACGTGAGCTATTTATGTTTGAAGAATTCTTAAAACAATGGGATTTTAATAAATCAATGGGTAAGACATTGGATTTTTTACACTTTTTATCTTACAAATATAATTTAAAGGTTGATGATATTGTATCTGATTTCAATGAATTTGTTAAAGAAGAAGAAGCTAAACTACGCGAGACCACATTAGACGATGATTTCAAAACATTCATGGATAAAAACGAAGATAAGTTAGGCGAACAATTCAATCGCTCACATGCATTCCAAACGTCAGTTCGTGGATTGAAACTACGCGGCGTATACAATACTCAAGAAGAGGCTGAAATGAGATGTAAGAAAGTTCGTGAAGTGGATTCAAATCACGATATTTTTGTAGGACCAGTTGGTATGTGGATTCCATGGGATCCTGATGCTTACAAAACCGGTCGTGTCGAGTTCATGGAAGAAGAATTAAACCAACTTCATAGCGAAAAGTTGAAGAACGAGGCTAAAGCAAAAGAAGAGTTCGAACGTCGTATTAAAGAGACAAAACAAAAAGCCATTAAGGAAAATATTGAACTTGCAAAGAAGAGTGGTAATAAATTAACTCAATCATTGAATGAAGATGGCAATCTTATTGGTGTTAAGGAAACGATTAATTTCGATGATCGTGAAGTCGCTGATAGTGCTAGTGTTAACATGCGCAATGAACTTTTACGCGATAACTTGAAGAAAGCTTAAATTATTCGCCAGTATAATCATTCGTTCATTTGTTAGATTTTTTATTTTGTTAATAAAATAAAAAAATTGATTTTTATAGTTCATTTATTACATTATTACATAAACTTATAATGAATTTTATCAAAATTATATCAAACTTATTTACACGAACGAAGAATTTAATCCGCCCTGCTGATTGTTTACAACCTATTAGATATGATGATTATAATAAAATGTTAAAACTAAATGATTTATCAGAAGAAAGATATAGAGAAATAAATGAAAAAAGATCAATGCATAATGAAGATAATAAAATAATAAAAAAAAGTGAAGATGTAATAATAAATAATGAAGATAATCAAAGAGAATTATTATTTAAAGAATATGGTCAAGAGTATGCCCAAGTACTTAGAATTTTAGGAGAAGGTAGAGTTGCATTATCCCCATTTGATGGTGTTGCGCGTACTGGTTTAATTAGAGGAACAATGAGAAGGAGAGCATGTATTAATCAAGGTGATATTGTATTAATTGGATTGAGAGAATTTCAGCCAGATAAAGCTGATATTATACATAAATATACTTCTTATGAAGTAATAAAATTACAGGAATATAGTGAATTGCCTGTATATTTTACCAAAATGTATATTTTACCAAAAAAAAAGTAATCTAACTTCCCTCTCCAATAAAAAATAGATACGCATGGTATCTATTTTTTATTTTTATACTCTAATATTAAGTAAATATATTATGGATTGCTCGAAAACAACCTGGACATAACAACCGATTCCATGTTATTTTCAATCTTAGTAAATAATCGCCTCAATAACTCTTCATCGCGAAATCGAATTGTATATTCTTGTTGCATCTTATTTCGCCCAATACGACCCATTGATTGAATGATTTTCTGTTGGGTCATATGAGTCAAATCTTTACCAATAAACCCATGACAAAACGAATAATTCGTTCCATAAATATAATCCGATGAAGCAATAATTACATATAATTTTTGTTCATATGCCAATCGTTTCATTATTTCGATATAAGTAGTATTAATATTTGTAGCAAATACACCAATACCCAACAATAATAGCATTTTCATATCATTATCTACGTCCAATTCCATGATTTCTCGTGTAATTTCATTGTCAATTCTTGGAATGAATGCATTTGGTGTTGTTTTTTCAGTCCATGTAGTTTGATGTTCTGTAGTGTTTGGTACATATTTTCGCTCTAAGTTAACATTTTTTATTTGACTTCTCAGCATTTCGATTTCTTGTACCATACGAGCAATGTCTTTGTTATTTTCTTCTAATCTATCGTCTTTTTTAAATTTTTTATCTTTTTTGCCGTCTTCATTCGCGCCACCTCCAGATAAAGACGCCATCTTATCCTCCATCATTTGCTGTACTTTTGATAATTTTTGCTGAACTTCGTTATTAACATTGATTTTTTCTGTGATACTTTGCAATTGCAATACGGTAATTGGAATTTTCGAATATTGAATATAGAATTTACCGATTTTCTCGACATCTTCTGCTATAAATATAGTTGGACCATCCGTTAATGTATGTGCGTCATTTGTAGTAATTAAAATACCACCTGTCGCAGACGATATCGGTTTTTTTTGAACAGAATCTACACTTTGCGATTTTGTTATAGAATCGCCTTGAGGAGACTGAACTGGTTTTTCAACTTGAACACTCTGGGTTCTTCTTAAAATATTCGAAGACGGTTTTGGACTATTATCTGGAAATTTAAGTGTTTGTGTTGTAATTAAATATTGATGAATTGATTGCCATTTTGATTTATCTAATCGTTTCAATGACTCCAAATAATATAATTTCAAGGAATTCATTGTTATATCCGATATACTTGTAAAATAAGAATCGATCTTGTAATCATCATCAATTGCGTTTATTTGTAATATATGTTCAATGTATCGAATAATTTCAGACAAATCAAAATATCTTAATAACGTCTTATTGTCATTACAGTGTTCTACACATTTGATTAGTTCATTATAATCAGAATACAATAAATGAGGCAAAACACAACGCCCATCTTTATTCAATATCGAAATTGTTTTCTTAAAATCACTACTATGAATAGAATGAATTTCTGCCCCTTCAAATTTTTCACGAAAATCCAAAATGGTATCTGTCATCTCGTTTTCATTCGGTAAAGTCGCACAAGATAAAACCATTTTTGATATTTTATTTTCTACCCAATTTTGATGTATTTTTGCATGTAATTCATGTTCTGGATAATCCATGGTTATTGTAGGTTCATCCCAATATGTTATGATATCTGTTTCAGTATTGAACGCCAACATATAATGCATTGCAGTTAAATACGACTGCACATCGCAAATCATGATTTCTACTTTATTTCCGTTGCTATTATCGACTTTACCTATACCACCCGAACGTTTGTTAACAGTATAATTCGCTGCTGCAAAATAATGCAATCGAATATCTGAAGCAGTTTCACATCCAAATGCAAATGCAATTTTCTTTTCCATACTAATCGCACACTTTGCTAAGGCCAATCCTACATGTCGAGATACACATATAAAGATTACACGAAATTTCTCAGATAACCCAATAGGCGACAACGTTTTACCAGTTCCAGTAGGTGCGATGTATAATACTAATTTGGGTGTTTCTGGTTTTTGTTTGAATATTGTGAATAACTCTTTTTGATGTGCAAATAGAGACATATCTTCATATTTTAATAATACTTTGTTCTTTTCAATGAATTCATATGCATGGTGTATTACATTGGATAAAGTCGTATGTTTATTTGCATATTCAATTACGATATTACTGAATTGGAGTACATATTTATTAACATTGGGAATAGTGCATTTTTTTAATTGAATAATTGTATATAATGACAACGCATATTGTGTTGATTTTTCATACAAGGATTTTAATATATTTTTACATAGGTCTAATAAAATGAACTCAAATATCATTGAGCGCTTCGAATCTATATTGGAATTCATATTTTGAATTCGCATAATATCTACTTTTTTTGGTGGTTTTGCGTTTTGTTTAATATCGGTACTAAATTTAGCTGTACCAATCGTATTCATTCCGTACAATTTCATCATTTCTTGAATTTCTTTGTCAAAATATTGCTTATACAAATATGATTCATTTTCTGAATTAATATCGATTTTAACAATCTGAAACAAAGACGAATTCACATTGTATTTTATATTAACATCTTGAAACCCATCTCGAATGAGTTGCAAGACACGTTTTTCATCATCCGATACAGGAACCTCTGTGTTGTTCCATTCGGTTTTAGTAAGCTTGGTTTGTTTTAAATCCATTGTTGATGCCTTGGTAAAAATTTAATAAAACTGGTTAAAGATATTATTTATAATATACTTAATTATTTATTTCAATTTTTACATAATAAAATGTTTACTTTTCTTACAAAATCGAAACAAACTACCAATACAATTGGGTTTGAAGATGTTAAATTTGCCACCGACAATCCTACAAAATATATATTGATTAATACACTTCCTTCTGGTGATCAAGACATATTAATTAAAACTTCAATTGCGCCAGATACAGAAGAAGATGTAATAAACGCTCAATTAAATGATTATAATACACCAGATTTACCTATTATTATTTATGGCAAAAATGCGAATGACCCTTCCGTTGAAATCAAATATAGGCAATTATGTAGGTTAGGATTTAAAGATGTTTATATGTATCCAGGAGGATTATTTGAATGGCTGTTGTTGCAAGATATTTATGGTGAAGAAGAATTTCCAACCAAAAAAAATAATTTAATAAAACAAATACCTGATATTTTACGATACAAACCTCTGCGAGTATTGCGATAAATTGCAAAATTGATTTTCTTTTTATAATGTTAATTACGAGAACAAGAACAATATGAAATTAATTTCTCAGGAAAATCTGGTTAAAGGCGAAACTTATTACATTGAATGTAGATCAAAAATGAATGAAATGTCTGGTAAAAAAATAGGAATTTTCGATGGGATTGAATATCCATTTGGACAACATATACCATTTGCTAAGTTCGTTCAATTAAGAGACTTACCAAATGCTAGAATGCCGAGTGGGATGGGTTCATACAATGTTAATAAATACAGTGTTTTACATCATAAATTTTATTTACCAGAAAAAAATAAAATATTCGAAAATAATTGCTTAAAAAATATTATAGATAAATACACGAATTCAAATATCGGTTGTGCTTTATATCGACCATTATATCCGGTATTTTACGAATTTCACAAAATTGATTTTTATTTATAAAAAGGTGAATTATCGCAAAATGTAAACTTATATAATAATACAACAATAACATGAAACTGATTTCTGAAAACGATCTGAAAAAAGGTGAAACTTACTACATTGAATGTACCTCAAAAATGAATGAAATGTCTGGTAAAAAAATCGGTATTTTCAATGATTTTGAATATCCAC